CTGATCGGCACAAGATTGGTCATGATGTTACACGGTCGGGGATTTTTGCCGCACTGCATCAAAGCGGTGTGCAGAATGTCGTATTGACCAGCCCAGCTGCCGATGTGGTGATTGCCAGTTATCAGGCGGCGTACTGTACGGGGATTACGATAACTAACGGCGGGGTGGCGGTTTAATGACGCATTTATTACCGCCTAATGCGACTGCGGAAGAAATCGCGCTCAGTGAAACCACCGCGCGGTTAAGCGTGGCAGTTGATGTGCCTAAATTGTGGGATATGGCACTATGTCCAGCGGCATTGTTGCCGTGGCTGGCATGGACATTATCAGTCGATGAATGGAATGACAGTTGGAGCGAGGCGGTTAAACGCCAGTTAATAGCCGATTCTTATGAGATTCATAGTCACAAAGGTACACCTTATTCTATCAAGAAAGCATTGCAAGCCTTGGGCTATGACAATGTGATTATTAAAGAGGGTCGCATTGATTATTACAATGGGGTTCATAGCTATGATGGCACGATAGATCATGGCTCTTTTCAAACATGGCCGCAATTTGATGTGATACTCAATATCGGCTATATCCCAGACGTGTCAATGATTGCCGAAATCAAGGCGCGAATTAATCGCTATAAAAATGAACGATCAGTGCTAAGGAATTTAACATTTATGAATATCTTGTATAACAACACGATTAGCTATAACGGCGTGTATGCGCATAACGGAGGGGTACTGTAATGGCAGCTTTACCAGAGGTCGAAACCTATGATGCGGGTGTTTATCAAATAGACACCACCGATGCGGTGATTGGCGGTGTTGATGGCAAAAGTAATGCGTCTGCCCGTAATTTAGCGAATCGGACTAAGTGGCTAAAGGCGCGGGTTGATGCGTTAAATGCAGAAGACACGATGACTGCGCATAAGGCAGCGGCTGATCCGCATACTGGCTATGCGACCAAGGCAGGATTGCAGGGTAATATCTATAATCATGCGACAGCAGCTGGCACAGCGGATGCAATTACAGTCACCTATACCCCAGCTATTACAGCTTGGGTTGAGGGTGTGTCGATTTTTGTCAAAATCGGAGCAAATAATACAACTGCAACGCCAACAGTAGCTGCAAGCGGGCTGACGGCTAAAACGGTTGTTAAGGGTGCCGGAAGTGCGCTAAGAAAAGATGATTTGGTTGCGGGTATGGTCGCGGAATTTAAATATAGTGCGACGCTTGATAGAGTTATTCTGCAAAACCCTGATACAGGCACATCGGGATTAATTGCATCGGGTATTAGCATAGTCACTGCCACATCGGCGTTATCTTATGCGATAGCTGGTGGTTTGGTTCGATTTAATAGTGCAACAGCTATCGTACCAACATTACCGGCGAATTCGAGTTATGCAGCAGGTAAGATGTTGAAAATGGTTAATAACAACGTCGGGTTGGCTACTGTAACGTGCGCTGGCACTGATGTTATTAAAGTCAATGATACAACAGTTGCTACTTTAGTATTGGGTAAAGGCGATACTTTAGAATTGATTAGTGATGGCGCAGGCGTGTGGTATGCAGTCGGTGGTTCTGCTCAGCTTTTATATTCGACGCTATTCGGTGTCACGGCAACGCCAGGCTATAAAAAAATAGGCAGCTTGATAGTTCAGGGGCTTATCGGTACAACGACTTCAGGCGTTGGTAACTTTACTTATCCCATTGCTTTTCCCAGTCGTGTAATCGGTGTTATCCCGCAATTAACTAATGATACGTTTATTGGGGCAGCTTGTTTTCTATCCATAGGGGCTAATAACTTATCTGGAGGTCGAGTTATCGCAGGTAATGGAGCAGGTGGAGCGACTGCTTATGGTGGAGGCACTGTAGGTTATCAGTTAATTGCGATTGGAGATTAAGAGTGATTTTTTATGACAGAAAGACACTGGGATTTTATCTGGATGATGCCGATAATTCTCGCGTAGAAATAACCAATGATTATCATGCCGAATTATTCGCCAAACAGGCGACAGGGAAAATAATTGTTTCAGATGAATTCGGGTTTCCTATCACTGTTGAACCAACACCGCCGACTATTGAGGAATTACGCGAAACGATGGTTTTAACGAAATTGGAAGCCAAACTAAGACTGCTTGAATATGGTCTATATACACAGATTAATGATGCAATCTTGGCAATGGATGATTGTTTCCTGAAAGTAAAATGGCTTAATGCTGATTTTTTCAAGAGACTTGATATTGATCTGGATGCTTATCTTCATAGCTTGGGCATGACTGACGAGCAGATAGATGATCTGTTCACTGCACCAAATAAGCTATAAATCGCTTTACTATCGTCATTTTGCATTAGCATTTAACTTAGGGGCTACTTCTTTTTACAGAGATAGCCCCAATGCCAGAACAATTCCTACATGGTGTCGAGATCGTCGAGATAGACGATGGCGCACGCCCCATTCAAACGGTTAAATCCAGCGTTATCGGGTTAATCGGTACTGCTCCCAACTCTGCCCCTGCGGTGATTGCCAGTCTTGCTACGGGCATTGCTACCAGTAACAACGGCTTAACGTGGACGGCGATTACTGCCGGTCGTGCGGGCAATGATATTACCATCCACCTTAAAGACCCTAAAGCCAATAGTCAGGCGTTAGCTGTCACTGTGTCAGTCAATGCGATTACGGTCAGCCTTGCTACCAGTATTGCGGGTGCGATTACTTCCACTGCTGCACAAGTGCTTGCCGCTATCACTGCTCATGCTCAAGCATCATCTTTGGTGACGGTTGCCAATACAGGTGTATCGACAGGCGCAGTAGCTGTGACGGCAATGGTTAAAGCCAAGCCGTTAATTAATGGTGCTGATGAAGCGTTTCCGCTGAATACGCCTGTATTAGTGACAGGCAGTCGTGTAGAAGCTGCAAAACTGGATACGGTCGGCGATAAGCAAGGCACGTTACCCGATGCGATTGATGCCATTTTTGACCAGACAGGCGCGATGATCGTCGTGATCCGTGTCACTGAAGGTGTGGATGCAGCGGCAACCTTATCAAATCTGATTGGCGGTGTGAATGTTGGTGGTCATCGTACTGGTGTGCAGGCATTTTTAGACGCTGAAACCGTGGTTAAAGTCGTACCGCGCATTTTGGTCTGCCCTGGTTACAGTCACCAACAGGCATTAGTCTCTGAATTACTGGGGATTGCAGACAGTTTACGCGCGGTGATTATTGCCGATGGCCCTAATACCACTGATGCGGATGCTATCAGTTATCGCGAGAACTTCGGTTCTAAGCGGGTTTATATCGTTGATCCACAGGTCAAGGTCTGGGATACGGTATCCAATTCTGAAATCAATCAACCTGCCTCAGCGCGTGTCGCTGGAATGATCTCCAAGTCTGACAATGAGCGCGGCTTCTGGTGGTCGCCTTCTAACCGTGAAATGTACGGCATTCTGGGCACGGCGAGAAAAATCGACTTTGCGTTAGGCGATGTCAATTCCCGCGCTAACTACTTAAACGAAAATGAAGTTGCTACGATTATACAAAAGGATGGTTATCGTCTTTGGGGCAATCGCACTTGTGCTGCTGATCCGAAGTGGGCTTTTTTATCTGTGGTTAGAATCGCCGATATGATTCATGAATCGCTGTTACGCGGTCATTTGTGGGCAGTGGATAGAAATATCACCCGAACTTATATTGAAGATGTTACCGAAGGCGTGAATGCTTATTTGCGGCATTTAGTCCTAATTGGGGCAATTTTAGGCGGCAAGTGCTGGGCTGATCCTGCGCTGAACGCGCCTGACCAGATCGCCCAGGGAAAAGTGTATTTTGATTTTGACTTTACACCACCCTACCCCGCAGAACATATCACTTTCCGTTCGCATTTGGTCAATGATTATATCAAAGACCTGTTTGCTTAACCGAGGCACTAAACGATGTTAGAAGATATTTTAAAGAACATGAATCTCTTTGTTGACGGTCGCGGTCAGGCTGGTGACATTGAGGAAATTACCCTGCCCAAACTCACCAGTAAAACGGAAGAGTTCAGAAATGGAGGCATGGATGCTCCGATTGAAGTTGAAATGGGTATGGAGAAACTGGAGGCTGACTTTACGCTGACCAAGTTCAGTAAAGAAGTTTTAAGTTTATGGGGCTTGGCAACTGGCAACATTAAACCGCTGACGATTCGCGGCTCATTAAGCTCAGAAGATGGCACGGAAACAGGCGTGATTATTAATCTGCGCGGCATGATTAAAGAAGTCGATATGGGAAGCTGGAAGCCGGGCGACAAG